ATGGAGAACTTATAGTTAGGCATCTCTGTTTCACCGGGCCAGCCTCCTACACGGAAGTGCTCGGTAAACCCTGTCATCTCTATGACATTGTCTTTTTTCTCAAAGGTGATAACATCACCATACCTGTTTTTATACTGTGTCTTCATACTAAAATATATAACGTATTGTATTCCAAGGGATTAGTAAATCATGCAAGGCTCTAAACTGGTAGATATAATCTGCCTTAAGCTTATGCTCATAGCGGATATTTAACTGACCATTACTAGAGATTTTATTCTCTTGTATATCAGGCCTCCATAGTAGTTCTTCCCCGGGAATATTGTTAGCAAGATTATACTCATGCTTCTTCTCATTGTGAGTAAGAAATATAACCTCAGACTTTATACCCTTTTCCCTCTTGTATCTAGCATACACAATCTTGTCTACCAGCATAAATAAATCTCGGTAGTCTTCTATCCAAGTATCTGTAACTATAACAGGACTAAAGTTAATGTGTACATCATAGCCAGATTTAATGAAATAATTAATAGCATCTATCCTATCTTCTATAGGACTGGTATCAGGCTCTAGTATATCAGCATACTTCTGCGGCATAAGACTAAATCTAATACGGGTTCTACTAGGATGAGTCTCAATAAATGACAGGTTATAGTTTACATGCTTAGTAGCAAATGAGAACATCATATCCTTACCTTTTGGGTAGTCAAATATCTTCTGTAAGTCATAGTACTTAGCATGCAAAGCTAGATCTTCATTAGTACCTATATCATAGGTAACTCTAGTATCATGTGTTTGATTAGGTTTGTTGGTATTAATCCACCCATAATAATAAAGATTCTCATGATGCTTACCTATAGCATCTAATACATCATCTACATTTTTTGCAATCTGTAATCCGGTAGGACGGTGTCTCTTCATGTAGCAGTAACTACAATTAAATAAACATCCGTGCCCAAAGCTAGGAGCAATGAAGTCCGTGCTTCTACCAGATTCAGTAATCTTAAGCTGTCTTCTGGTTACTTCCTTTATTAGACTCATTAGCTAACTGCTTTATTTTTCTGTGTACTAATTCAATGCAGTCATCTATACCCTTATACGGGTTTAGATAGGGCACAGTTCTGTTATTACGCAGATTCTCCATCTGTATAACAAGTTCTTCTAATACCTCTTTCACATTACCAAGTAATACAGACAGCAGCTTCGTTAACTAGGAAGTATAAAGTACCATCGATGTCTATAATTTCAGAGTTAGCCAAAGCGTTACCGATATATACAAGATCTCCAGGTGCTACGATGTTACAATCGCTACCTACCGCAAATACTTTAAGCTTAGTCCAGCTTTTCATCCAGTCTTGTTCCATAGCTGCTTCAGCTTCTTCTGATAGCAATACCTGAGACTCAGGCTTCATAGGCTTCTCAATGAGAATTCTTTTTCCGTGCAATTTCATAAGTGTTGGTTTTTAATATTCTACTAATTCATAGTACCAGCCGATGGTCCTATATTCTACAAGCAAATATAATGAATTATCTATATAAGTCATATAAATATTGCATCTATTACCATCGATGTCTATTGTTTTCCACATAGTAGAATGCTGATCTAGATTTTCTCCGGCATCAATAGCAATATACTTTTGCTTCTCTTTAGAGTAAATTGTAATGGTATTATCTTCCGATATATGCACCGGAATATTAAGTCCAGTATCTAGCTTATCCCATTCGAAAGGATCGTCAACGGTTACTCTTTCACCGTACCTTAAACTAACAGCCTTTAAAGTAGACTGTGCCTCAACCCAGCTACTTAATAGTAAAAGGGCCACAACTAATAATTTTTTCATAATCATTTTACTTCTTCTTTAAAGGTTCTATAAATACAGTTATCTCATTCATATAAAAAACGGTCTAATTGTAGCCACTCCAACTGCAAAACCCAAACTAAATGCAAGAGCTATTAAAGCCCTTTCTTTGAAAGTTTTAACCTCAATCGTGTAATGGTTCATGGGTAAACAAAGAAACGGGTTAATACCTACCATAAGCACCATACCTATCCAGTTCTTATCCATAAGAAATCTGAAGCCAGCAATACTATTTGCTTCTAATACAATAGCTGAAAAGAAAACTATTAACAGCTTCCACCATTTAATATCTTTACTCATTGTTACCTCCATAAGTTTCGTTGTAGTATTGTTCAGCAGTCCCCGTATAATGAACTACAAAAGCATCAATCATCTGCTCCTTCTCCATTTGCTTGGCTTCTGCAATCACATCTTCTAATGCTTGAAGTCCACATCTTTCTGCTAACCATTCAACCGCAGTTTGTTTCTTTTCCATAGTTCAATAATTAAATAGTTAAATCACGAACAGCCCTAACATAGTAGGTGTAGTCCTTATAGTTGTAGTTGGAGAAGCCATTGAAGAAGTAGAAAAACCATGTAATGCTGGAATCGAACTCCGACAATGACCAATAGTAATCATCAGTTTTGAATTTGTCTTTTAACTCACTGTTGTAAATTAAATGTAATTCTAATATAGTAGGTAATCTCCATCCATCACCTAACTTTTTTACTGCTTCAACTGCTTCATTCCAAGTCATCTTACCAAGTTCATCAGGATGAATTTCAAAGTTGAATTGTTGTTTAAGAATCAATGATTCACAATTAAGCGACATGCCTTCGAGTTCAGAAATGACCACAACCCATTGCTCACTTTCAATGTTCATTGCTTCATCCATCTGTCCTTTATCTGCAAAGTCTTTGCATAATTTAGCCAAGTCAATCGCTGCGATTAAATTGTCTTTCTTTGATATCATCCCCGTGTATGGGTTATGGTCTGATGATTTCAACATCAATTCTACTATTTCTTTCGTTTTCATAGTTATTTAGTTTTTAATCTTCTTCTTGTTCTAGTTCAGGACGTATAACCTTAAGGCCATACATCAGGTTAAACATAGATGCAGATGTCTGAGCATGTCTAATGGTCATACTTCTGTGTTTACGGAAATACTTTACCATATGCTCCATCCACTTTTCTTCTTGCTCAGGAGTCATGGTCCATTCCATATACCATTGATCCTTACGGCCCTTGATGTCCTCAAAGGTTACATCGTGACCAGCTATAAGAAACATAACATTTATTAGTTCTTTGATGATAT